CATTAAATCAAACAATCAAGCTAATAAGTGATTTAGCCTCCGCGCATGAGCAGATAAACACTGTTTATTTCGGGGATGTATGGGAGTTTTTAAACCAGGCCGATAATGTTTATCCGGCGATGTTCTACTCTTTGACTGGATCTTCAATCTCAGGAAAGGAATTATCCCTTAATTTCTCACTTTACTTCCTAGATCGACAGCTTCAGGACGAATCAAACGAAAACGACGTTCTATCTGATCAACTATTGATCGCGCAGGATATCGTCTCTATGATGCGTTATCCAAAGTTTGACTGGGAGATTGGCGATAGTGTAAACTTAGAATTTTTCACAGAGAAGGAAGAGGACTATTTGGCTGGCGTAAAGGCAGACGTAACTGTTTCCTTCCCGATGCTATCTGATCGCTGTCAGGTTCCTACAAATTTTAATTATCCTAACTAATGGCAAATAAAAAAGTAAGTCAATTAACCAGTAAGCCCTCAGTCCTAGTCACTGATTTATTCCCTATTGCAGATCCTTCAACTGGTCAGCTTTACAAGACTACTATTTCGGACTTAGGAACGGCTATCGGTTCGGGTGTAAGCTCAGTAAACGGATTAGTCGGAGCGGTAGTCTTAGATACAGATGACATTCAGGAGCTAGTTAGTCCGACTAACAAATGGTTTACAGATACTAGAGCGAGAGCGGCGCTTTCTGCTTCGTCTCCTTTGGCTTATAACTCAGGCACTGGGGTATTTAGTATTTCGGCTGCGACAAGCTCACAGAATGGATATTTAACTAGCACAGACTGGACTACTTTTAATTCAAAACAAGCGGCGCTTTCTGGAACTGGTTTCGTTAAAATTTCGGGAACTACAATTAGCTATGATAATAGCACTTATTTAACTACCAGCGCCGCGGCTTCGACTTACCTGGCTTTATCTGGTGGAACTTTAACGGGTGCATTAAACGGAACCAGTGCAACGTTTACGGGGGATTTAACTATTAGCTCCGCAAATCCTAGATTATATTTCACGGATACAGATAATAATCCAGACTATTTTATTTCAAATACAGACGGAACGTTTACCGTTTACGATGTAACTAATTCGACTTCTAGATTTATAATCGGTACGACTGGAAACGGAACTTTCGGAGGTAATTTAACGGTAGGCTCTATTATTAAATCAGGTGGTACGTCTTCACAATTCTTAAAAGCGGATGGCTCAGTAGATTCTACGGCTTATTTACCTTTAGCTGGTGGAACTCTTACGGGCGCATTATTTGGAGCTAGTGCTTCGTTTAGCGGATTTGTAGGATTTGGAGGAAACACAAGCCCGCTTGCTGCTATTGATGTAACTGGAGCTGGTATTTTTTCTAGTTCTGTTACTGCTACTAGATTAATTTTAAGTGGAGGAACTTCTCCAACTGGTTTATATTTTGGACATACTGACAAAGTAGTTTTAGCTAACTATACGACTGGCGGAGGTATTGATTTTGAGACTAACGGCGGAAATATAACTATGCAGTTAAGTTCTGCTGGTAATTTATCTACGACTGGCTCAATAAGTGGTACAAGTTCTACGTTTAGCGGTCTAATTACTTCAAATGTAACACAAAGTAATACAATAGGCTCTGGTACTAATTTTTCTAGCCCTAGTGGATATTGGACAATTAGAACTGGGGTATCTAATGATTTTAATATAGATACATTTAATGGAGGTGCTCCAGTAAATGCTTTTAAAATAGCACAATCAGGCGCAGCTACGTTTTCGAGTAGTGTTAATGTTAATCAATTATCTATCAATACAACTGCTACAAATTATAAATTACATGTAGTAACTACGGCAGTAGCTGGCAGACAAGATATGACTAATATCAATAGAACAGCTGCTAACATGATTAGATTTACTAATCCTCAGTATTCTGTTGAAGCTTCTATGGGAATACTCTTAAGAGTTTTTCCAGATAGTGACGCTAGACAAGGCGCTGGTATTATTGCTTCTGGTGGTTCATTAAATGGAGAAACAGATTTGGATTTATTTGTTTCAAAAGATTTAACTACAAGTAATAGTTATTCAGCATTAAGTATTAAAGGTGGCTCTGGCAACGTCGGCATCGGAACAACGGCGCCGGGAAATCCTTTAACAGTTTCTTCTACGATTGCATATGGTGCTGAGTTTTATCGTAATAATAATGCTGACTCAAGAATTACAATAAATAATACAACTACAGGTTCTGGAGGAGGAGTCGGATTCATGTTAGGAGAAATCGGATTAGATTCTTATCTATGGAATTATGCCAATGGTGCAATGCTATTTGGTACCTATGGTAACGAACGTATGCGGATTACTAGCGGGGGGGAAGTATTGGTAGGTATGACATCTTCGACTGGAGCATCTACAACTTCAGTAAGAGCTGGTTTAATTAGTGGACAAAGAACAGATAGCGGAGATGCAGTTTTTCAAGCTTGGAATCAAGCAACTTCTGGAGATAACCGTTTTATGGATTTTTATACTGAAGGAAGTGGAACATATACTTTTAGAGGTCGAATAGATTATAATAGAGCCGCTGGTTTAGTTAGATATAACGTTACTTCTGATTATAGATTAAAAACAGATTTACAAGATTTTAATGGAAATCAAATTATAGATAGTATTAAAGTTTACGATTATAAATTAAAAGAATCTGGAGCTAGAGTTTATGGTGTAATGGCTCACGAATTGCAAGAGGTTTTACCTTACGCAGTAACTGGAATAAAAGATGGCGCAGAAATGCAAGGAGTAGATTATTCTAAAATCGTTCCAGTAATGGTGCAAGCAATCAAAGAATTAAAAGCAAAAATTGAAACTTTAGAAAATAAATAATATGGCATTCACTTGGGTAATTTCTCAATTAGACTCTATTCCTTCCCTTGATGGAATGGACAAAGTAATTTCTACAATTCATTATAGAGCGCAAAAGCAACACGAAGACTTTACGGCTGACACTTACGGCGCGCTCAGCGTCGATGCACCACACGAAGCGAGTTTCACTCCTTACGATGAAGTGACTAAAGAAATGGTCGAAAGCTGGCTAGAATCTTCACTAGACTGCGAGGCAATCGAAGCCAATTTAGATGCTCAAATAGAGAACTTTTTGAATCCTCCCCTGGTGGCTTACGCGCTACCTTGGAGCGATCCTGCAAAAATCTAGGACTTTTGCTATCTATTTATAGATTAATAAATTAAACAAACCAAACGATGAAATTAGATTTCAATTTTGACCTACTTGGTCTAGATCAGCAACCGATCGAGGGAGCAAATGCTGGAAAATTATTAGCTAACGCTTTAGCCCAGGGATCCAAAGGCGATGCCTTAAAGTTCTGGGATTGGGCGGTAAGCTTAAACAAGGGAGAAGTTCTTGACTTAGACTCGTCTGACCAGGAAACGATCAAAAATTTTATTAAGGATTCTGAAGGTTTCACGATCCTAGCAAAGGCGCAATTATTACAAGTTTTGAAAAAAGACTAATTAATGGAAGTTAATGACATTCTTGGGCAATCTGTAACGGGTGCCATCGCTGCATTGATCGGCTGGATAGTAGGAAGGCGCAAAGAAAAAGCGGACCTTAATACAATCGAATTAGAGCAGACCACAAAAGCGATCGAGATCTGGAGGCAGATGGCTCAAGAAATGTCTGACAAAGTGAAGGAACTTAGCGATAAGATCGACATCTTAACTGCTGAGGTCCACTCTTTAAAATCCGAGAATTCAAACCTGAAAACCAAACTAGGAATAATTGATGAAAGTCACGAAGATAAGCCAAAAAGGTCTCGATCTAATAAAGCGATTTGAGGGTTTAAGTCTTAAGCCCTACCTTTGCCCGGCTTCGATCCCCACTATTGGATACGGGAATACTTACTATACTGACGGAAAGAAAGTAAAACTAACAGATCCGTCAATAACTCAAGCAAAAGCCGAGGAGCTTTTAAAATTCTTAATAAAATCCTACGAGAAAGACGTCGATTCATTCTGTCGCGACGATATTAGTCAGCAAAATTTCGACGCGCTTGTGTCGTTTGCTTATAATTGCGGACCAAGAAATCTAAAATCATCCACTTTATTAAAGAAGGTAAACTTAAACCCAAACGATCCGACTATTCGCGCCGAGTTCATGAAGTGGAACAAGGGAGCCGGAAAGGTTTTAGCTGGATTAACTAAACGACGTCAAGCGGAAGCTGACCTTTACTTCTCATAATCATGCGAAAATTACTTATTCTTTTGGCTTCTGTTGCATTCTTTTCTTGCAAGCAGACAAAGACTCTAACCGAGTACAAAGAAACGCTTAGAATCGATACTATTAAAAGCGAGAAGATCGTAGAAAAATTTAGAGCGGTTCACGATACGCTCACGATCTCGAATCCTTGCGACTCTTCTGGGATCCTATCCTCTTTTTATTCCAGGTTAATTCTTCCGAATGGATCAGTGACGATCAAGTCCGACAAGGGCCAGATCAGAGCGACGATCGACATCGACTCGATGCGCTTGGAGAAAGAAAATAATTACCGAAACTCTCAGGTAAAATATATCGAATACAGAGATAAGGAAGTGATCAAGTATCGTGTTCCTACCTGGGTGGTCATGTTACTATTCGCGGAGGCTGTGATGCTGATCGCTTATATTTATCTTAAATTCGGCTTAAAATAGTGTATCAAATAGACATCGAAGGAATCGAAACTCCCCAAAATAAAACTAGCCAGCTATTGCAAACGATGCTCGACGTGATGGAATCCATTGAGCAGATCGACGACGCTGGTTTTGTGCTTCGCATGAAGCTATTAAATAACATTGAGTTCCTGGTGGACCAACTAATGGAAGAATATGAACAAGGAAAACGATAAGGCAGAAGCAATCAAGAAACACTTCTACTCTACCAATATGACACGCGCAGATTTTGAACGTGAAAACTGGGAGAATTACGGATACAAAGATTTAACTACCTTCCATCGCCAGATGACTAGATACGGGATCTCTGTAAAGGACCGATCAGAATACTTTAAAAATACCAGGCCAAGCGCGAAGATCGAATCATTCAACCTGGACGAGATCGATAGCTTTGGGATCGAGCCAGGGATCGGAAAGGAATACACCAGTGCGCGACTTCCAGATCACTTAAAAAAGATTGGAATCCTATCTGACATTCACGTTCCTTTTCATTCCTTAGAAGCGCTTACCTGCGCGATTAAATACCTAAAAGAGCAAGAGATCGACTGCCTTTATTTAAACGGCGATACGTTCGACTTCTATTCGATATCCAGGCACGAGAAGGAGAAAGATCTCAGAGACTTTCCTCGCGAGATCGAGATGTGCAGAAACTTTCTTCAGAAGCTTCGCGATATCTTCCCTATGATTCCGATTTACTTTAAGGCAGGCAATCACGAGAATCGCTTCCAGCGATATCTGTTTAGCCAGGCTGAAGAGTTCGCTGGCCTCCATGAATTGCAGTTCGATAAGTTCTTTAGATTAGACGTGCTTAAAATTGAATACGTCGAAGACTGGCAGGGTATGTTTATGGGGGATCTACTTGTTATTCATGGTCATGAAGGATTTGGTGTGGGTGGGATTAATCCAAGTCAGTCTCTATTTAATAAGATGTACTGCAATACTTTGATGGGGCACGTTCACAGACAGACCACAACTACAAAGAAAACCGGATTCGGTAAGGTAATTCAAACACATTCGACTGGATGCTTGACTTCAATAGCTCCAAAGTATATGCCATTTAATCAACATACTCAAGGATTTGCCATGGTAACTATTGACGAAGGCAAAACAAATGTTAAATTATTTGCTATAAAAGACGGAAAAATTGTGTAGCTTTGTAATAGATTAATTGTTTTCATAGTTGTTTTTCATTAGTCTTATAGGTTTAGATGACACTAATAAAGCCCTGGGATCTTATCTCCGGGCTTTTTTGTTACCGTTAAATAAATAACTAAAAATAATTTAAAAATAAATTTAAAATAATTTTTTAATACAAAATCTTTGTGTACCTTTGACATATCAAAAGCAACGAAGCTGAGATAAACATCTAAACAAAATGAAAAAATCTATCAAAAACACAGCAAACAAAATTCAATTACCAGCTCACTTACAAATTATGGCAGATCGCTGGAACTCAAATTACAAGAACATCGCTTCTGATTACGCTAAGAATTTTTCTTACAAAATTACAGACGTTACACCTGCAGGATATGGCAACTAAATTGCCATTATCCTTGCTTATAAATTTGACATCTAAGCAAATTGCAGATTATATTGAGATTATTACTCAAACAGATATTTGCAAAGACTTAAATTATTGTAATCAATTAATTAAAATTTATCTATCCAAATGAGAGAATTATTAAAAACAATCCCAGGATCTGAACTAGCTCAGGCCACTATCCTCACGCTGATCGTGATCGGTATCTTATCAATCATTACAATTATTTCAAACCTTTAATTTTTATTATCATGTCTACCAAAACTTCAATTATCGCCTCTTCGACTGGAGGCTCAAACTACGAGCCGATCGCGGCCGGTACTTACGTTGCACGTTGCTATTCCAT